CCGGTACTCTCAACTAAGAGCACTGGAGGATAACCTTGTCAACTTTCGTCATATGCCTAAGCATGGGCCTGGGGCTACTGCAGAGCGTATCTCCGGAAACCGGAAGTACGATCTACTGCGTTGGCACACCAGACTGGAGCCAAACTTTCCCATCGACCTTTTCGGTGTCACTCGACCCGATTTGGCCGAAGATGGGCTGGCTTCCGTTCAGTTCGTTGACCCTGATGCCGAGCAACCCGTAAGGGTTGTTACGGTACCTAAGACGCTGAAAACACCGAGAATCATTGGGATTGAACCAGTGTGTATGCAATATACACAACAGTCCCTCCTTGAACTCTTGGTCCATTCAGTCGAGACACACCGATTTTCGGCAGGTTCTGTAAATTTTACTTCACAGGACATTAACCGAAATCTGGCTAGAATTTCTTCGGAAGGAACCCTTCGTCTTGCGACTTTGGATTTATCTGAAGCTAGCGATCGTGTGTCTTGCAGTCTGGTCTATGACATGCTTGATGGTCTCCCTAATCTTAGAGAGGCTGTCATGTCGTGTCGTTCAACCAGAGCTGACATTCCTGGATTTGGCGTTAAAGTCATATCCAAGTTTGCGTCTATGGGGTCTGCACTATGCTTTCCAATAGAGTCAATGTTTTTCTACACATTGATCATGTTGGCGATGCACCGTGCACAGAATGTCAGACCTTCCTCTACTTCTATCTTGAAGTTTAAGGAAGGTGTGCGCGTTTACGGGGACGATATCATTGTTCCCGTTGACATGGTAGAATCTGTCATCAAGATCCTTAAGACCTATGGTCTTAAGGTGAACGAAAGCAAGAGTTTCTGGAATGGAAAATTCCGTGAATCTTGCGGTATGGACGCTTACGACGGTCAGTGTGTTACACCAACATACGTTCGACGTTTGCCGCCCAGTGACAGACAGTGCGCGAATGAGATAGTTTCTTGGACGGACCTCTCGAACCAGCTTTATAAGCGTGGCTACTGGAGGGCGGCCGAGTACTGCCGAAAAGTGGTTGAATCCGCTCTAAAACGGAAACTGCCATTTGTCGGTAGCCTATCTGCAGGGATAGGGCTGCACACATTTAAAGAGTGGGTGCAGTCTGATGGCTGGTGTCAAAAGCTTCAGAGATTAGTCATCTCTGTTGCGATCTTCACCAGCAAGCCACGTCCATCTGAGTTAGATGGATATGGTGCTCTGCTTAAGCACTTCTTACGACGTTCGGTTAAACCGAATGAAGATAAGGAGCACTTGAAGCGCGCTGGGCGTCCCTTACACGCTCACATCAAAGTAAGGAGGGT